GCCAGCAAAGTTTGATGTTCCAACATCGCGGCGCTCAATTGATTCTTCGCGTGTGTGACGAGCTAGGCGCTCTGAAGCGTTGAAATCGCCACGAACCTGTGCGTTGAAAACATCCTTTACGAATGAAACTGCAGCCTCAGGTGAGTATGTGCGGGCTTCGCGTGTTACTACTGCGCCGCCTACTGTTGGTGCAGCAATGTTTGCAACTGAAGCGCGTGCTTCTGCTGCCTTTGCATCTGCTGCTGCCTGTGTTGAGAACTTTTCGATCTTTGCATCAAGTGCGCGTGATTCTTCTACAAGAGCATCAACTTTTTCAGTTTCCTCTGTAGTAAGGTCGGTGCGTGATTCTGCGGCTACTGCCTCAAGAACTGCATCCATTTCTGCCTTAACTGCATCACGGCGCTCAAGAGCAACATCAAGATAAGACTTTGACATTTTTTCTCCAATGAGTGTTTGATTGTTTTGAGGTGGTGGCAATGCTCTCCACGGCGCTTTCAGGGTGTGGGGTTTGCTCCGACTTCGATCTGCTACATTTTGCAGCAGAAATTTATTTTGTATTGTTAACAATTGCCTTTGCTAGGCGTAGTGAAATTGAACGGCCTGCGGTTGCCATTGGGTCCATTGGCTCTAATTCAATTTCAGGTTCTTCAACTTCAACTACAGGCTCAAGTGTTTTAAGGCCAAGAACAACCTCAAGCATTGTTTTGCCTTCTTCAAGTGAGTCATAAGAATCAGAAATTTTATCAAGTACGGCCTGAACAACAACCATTGATTCGCCATCTAGGGCGCGGCCTTCTTTGATTGCCTCAATTGCGGTGCGTAGTGCTTCGCGTGCTTCAACCGTTGTTGTTGGGTAGGCAGGATAAGTAACCACGGAAACATCTCCATCTGCTAGTGAAACTTCAGTTAGCGTGCGAACTGAACGATCTTCATTCCATTTTTGACGAATTACGCGAAATGCAAAACTCATTTGGTCAACATCTCCGCGCTCAACTAACTTGTAAAGCTAAGTGTTTTGCGAAACGCGCCAGGGGCAATTGTTTCTTTGAATGGTAGCGGAACGCTTGAATCATTAAACACTGCTGCATAACCACGCAAACGCATTGTTCCATCATCTGCTTGGCGTGCTTCAACATCTTGAACCGTAAATGTACGGCGCTCTATTTTTTTCACTTTGCTCCTTGAATCTTCTTCAGCATTTAAGGCATCAATTTTGCGTTGCGCCCAATTTTGCGCTCTATCAGAAAAATTAGAATCTCCACCCCACAACAACCAAGCAACAAGCCCTGCGCCAGGATATTGTGAATCTGAAGGGTTACTATTTTTGGGTGCTTGCCCGTCAACTTTATGCCGCGCAAACCAAGGTGCCATTTTGCGAACCTTGTTCTCACTTACTCTACCTGCTGCCATCTCACGTGCTTCACGCTTGGTGCCTTCAGTTAGTCCATCTCCCCCAAATCCTTCTTTCAAATAATCTAATCCGCGCTGAGCATTTTCACGAATAAAAGAAGGAACACTTAAATCAACTGCTCGAACCTCACCACCGGGTTCCATATCCTCAGAAATGGAAACTGCAACCATCTGATCAATTGCATCTTGCTTGTTGTTATGGCAACCAATTGTTGTATATGAACCATCTGATTCTTCTTTTACGGTTGCCCAACCATCGCAATCACCTTGGCTATCTGTGATGAAATACGGCATTACTCAACCTCATAAACTGAAGTTGGGTCGGCAGGGTCAATAGTTGAAATCTGTTGCAATTGGCTAGATGGCAAGCCTGTGTGCTTCATATCAGGTAGGCCAACTGCCTTTGTAACTGCTGCAGGGTCAAAGCCAACTTGAATAAGGCTCGCGGCAATTTCTGTACGCAACTTGAGGCCAACATCTTTAGCATCTGAAGCATCAATGTTTTGCAATGGAACGCGGTATTGGTCACCATCTTCAATTGGTGACATATCTTCGTAAGCGTGAACATCATTAAGTGAAAGGAATCCTTCACGCAATCCCTTTGTGTAGGCATCGTAGCGTTCATTTGTTGTGCCGCGCAGCAGTGCATCCAAGTTAAATCGAATGAAACCATCTGATTCAGGCAACAATGAAGATAGTGATTGCTCAATTCGCTCCAAGATTGGGCGCAATGAATACTGAACAAATGAAAGATTCTGAGCTTCAACTGATGCAAATGACATTGCACCCGCTACAGGATGGCCAAGAAGTGCTAATGGAACGCGATAAATGCGGGCAATTTCTTCCACACTGAAGCGCCTTGTGTCTAGCAATTGAGCATCTTGGGCGTTAATTGTTAATGGTGAGAATGATGCGCCACCTGAAAGAATACCAATCTTGCCTGCGCGGTATGGTCCTGTGTGACTGATGTTCCAATCACGGCCAATATCTGCTGCCTGTTCTTCAGTAAGTGCACCGGGAACTGAAATGACACCGCCAGGGTTGGCAGCATTTCCAAAGTATGAAGCGGCGTAAGTATCTGCTGCCATTGCTGCGCCAAGTGTTGTACGGCAAGCAGCAATTGGGCTTAGGCCGTAGCGCTCACCGGGAAGGCGAAAATCAGGAATGTGCAAAAGTTCTTTATCTGATAGGCGCTGCTCATACACGCCTTGTGAGTCTTTAATCTTTACAAAATAAACAAGTGGCTCGCCTGGCGCAAGGCGCTCAATGCGGATGTGGCGTGGGTCAATTACATATAGTTCAGTGACATCACCCATATCATCGCGCACTGTGAGGATGTAAGCGTTGCCTTCAAGTTTGAATGAAGTAACAATTTGCTCATAAAACTCAAGGCGTGTTGTTTCAGGATTGGGTTTATTTACCCAAGCAGGCTGATCTCCATAAACAGTTGCATAAGGCAAGCGACTGCGGCCACGGCGAACATAAGCGCCAACAGGTAATGATGAAACTGTGTCTGACAAAAGGCGCACGCAAGAATAAACAGTTGACATACGAATTGCGGATTCAGGGTCAACAATTACACCTGCAAGGCTTTCAAATGCAGGACGGCCAGGAATGATTGGCTCAATGTACTGATTATTTGCAGAACGCTTGTTGCCTGCTCCTGCCAAACGCTTAGATAAACTCATTAGTTAGCCTTTTCTGTAACCCATACTAGAAACACACCTGAAACAACAAGAGCTAATGGAACTGAAATCATTGCAAGGCCGGCTGCTGCAAGGCTTGCACCTATAACCTCAACCACAATTGATAGATCAATTTTCTTCATTTTGCTCCCTATACCTGAATTGAAAAGAATCTTGCAACGGGCGGTGTTGGTTCTGCCGGCTGAGTCGCTCGATCATAACCAAAGATTGATGCAACTGCTGCATCCACTTTGCGCCTGCTACTTGCCTTGGCAACCATAACACCACGGCTTGATTGTTTCGTTACACAGTTGGCAACGTGTCGCGCAAGTCTTTCGTCTCCATCGTGAGTGAAAGATTCGTTAACTACGGCCTCATAGAATTTTTGTGTTGCGGGTACCATATTTGCAGCACTGTTGGGGTAACTAACAACTGGCAAGCCTTCTTCATCAAGAACCATAAAAGTTCGTTGCCATCGTGCTGGGTCGAATACGATTTCTTTAACGTTGAATCTTTCATCTCTGAATGTATCAACAATTGTTTGTTCGACTTCGGCAACGGGGATATGCCATCCTTGTTCTGCATCGTCAGGGCGCTCCCATAATCCAACCACCATTAAGTGCGGCTTTTCCCCACCCAATAACCAAGCGACTAGCGCAGTTGAGTCATTAGAAAAGGCACCATCAAATGCCAAAATAACTTCTTCGCCTTGTTCAGGAAATCTATCTTTATCAACTAAGGCTTCCCACGCGCCTGTTGGCAACCACGCAACTGAAGTGCTTACAAAACAGTTAAGGCGCTTGGTTCTAAATTCTGCTTCAGGCGTTCTAAGAACTGCCGATTGCATTTCTTCTTTGTCAACAATATCTGCAAACCCTGGGTTGGCTTCTTGCCACAATGATTCGTCACGGTGATCACCTTCAGGTGTTGTAGGTTCCCACCACGAAAAGAAAAACGATGGGTCTTTCTTTTCACCTTTTACAACTTGTTGACCGTATTGATAAAGCGAGTAGCAAAGAGAATCTTGCCCGTTGGTCTGTGTCTTAACACCTGCGGTAGTGATGCCAAGGAGAAGTGAATCAGCTCTGGCACCACCTGCAAGAGAAAGCACGTTCCACAATTCCCAACTTGGTTGGGCGTGGACTTCATCAAAGATAACAAGCGGGGAAGGGTTCAAGCCTTCTTTTGAATATGCCTCTGCAGAAAGTACGCGGTACACACTGCCTTTATCTTTGAACTCTATTGCATCACGGTACAAGGTGAACATTGACGATAATTCTTCATCTAGTTCAATCATTCGTTTTGCCGTACCGAAAACAATTCTTGCTTGGTCACGATCTGCGGCACAAGAATAAATTTCTGAACCGTTGCCACCAAGCGTTAAACCTGCAAGGCCCATTGAGGCTGCCAATGCGCTCTTGCCGTTCTTTCTCGACATTCCAACCAAAGCGGTGCGGTGTCTAAACCTGCCATCTGCACGGCGGGCAAGAACGTGCTTCAATAATTCTTTTTGCCATCCGCGCAGTTCAAGCAACTTGCCTGCAGGGGATGCCACTGAATCTTTTGTAACGCGGCAGACTGCCTCAGCAAAGTTTGCATAAAGTTCG